GCTCGCCGAGCATATATATGTCAATACAAAAGTTTCCAAAGAAAGCATAAATATCGGTTGAAATCATGCAAAGCTCACTCTCTCACGTCCGGCCATTTCTGAATCGATAATGGCCATCAATTGCGATGGATGGCGACGCAACTCAGCAAGTACTGCCGCGACAGCTTCTTCACCGCCGCCATTCATATTGATAACCGGCGCATAATTTACGCTGACGTTATTTTTGGCAGAATTGACCGCTGCTGAAGTTTGTGAAACGGTATTTAACGGCGATTCAAGCTTATTTGAAGCTACATTGATAGCTCTTTTTACTGGATCGGCTTTTATGGATGAAGCGACAGTTTCGCCAAATTTAATGCGATTGAGATCACGTAAAGGGCCACGCTTAGCTGGACTAAAGGGGAAAAAGTCACGAATATCTTGAGCTAATTTGCCAACCGTATCAGTAACAGCACTATATTTAGATTTAATGCCGTCAACAATACTATTGACGAGATTTTGTCCGGCTGTAAATAAGCGCTCACCTAAACTGGTGATAGTATTGTAAATAGTTGTGCAAACGTTGGAGAAAGTTGTGGAAATTTTATCCCAAGTGTTGCCCAAAAACTTGGTAAGATCATCCCAAACCAAGTATAAAGCTGTGCCCATATCGCGCCAAAACTGTTTCCAACCTAAGCATACAGCATCCCAGTCAGACTTCCAGCCGCCATCAAACAGATAGGCTGTAGCTGTACCCAATAATTGCCCAAACTTTGCAACTTTCGCTGTTATATTCCCAATATGATCCAGTCCAAAGCCAGCTACTGAAGCTAGTAAGTTACCAATTTTTTCCCCAATTGGATCCAAAAAGGGCATATCTTCTGAGGGAGTCAAAAGCCAGTTGAACCAGGATTTTAATTGGTCGATAGCGGGTTGCATCTGGGCTATTAGCTGAGGGAATTTCTTGCCAAAGCTATCCATGAAACCGCGTCCTATAGCCTTAAAAAGCGTTGTTAGCGGCTTCCAGTATTTAATAACCAGCAAAGCAACCAGTCCTATAGCCAATAACCAAGCATTAGCCGTAGCTAACATCCTTAGTGCACCGCTAACTCCGTTTATCGTGCCGTGGAACTTCTTAAAAGCTTCGATAGCTTGCATGGCTCCGGCGGTTACAGTCATGGAAACGCCTAAGCCGGTCAAGGCTGCGCCTATGCCGCCTATAATGCTTAGAATTTTTGTCGCTTTCTCAATATAGCCGTCAATTTTGTCAGCATTTTTGGGATCGTCAATCCAAGCATTTATCTCATCAAGTTTGTCGCAAACTTTATCCAACAAACTGGGAAGCTTAAAATGTTCGGTTAATTTTGTACCGATGAGCTGCACGGCGGTCTCAGTTTGGCCGCCAAAAGTTTCCCACTTCATGGCCGTGGTGTTCATAATGGTGGAAATCTTCTCTTGCATGGACTTCTGAGCGCCCATCTCTTGAGTGACTTCAGTAAAACCTTTATGGCCACGCTGAATAATTGCTTGCATGGCGCGACCGCCAACGTCGCCAAAGAGCATGCTGACAACATTAAGTTGGTCTTGATCGTTGAAAGCTTTAAGCTTGTCTAATTGTTTGACCATGTTGTCAAGGCCCTTAAAGGAACCTTTGGCGTCGAAGAAGTCCAAAGTAATGCCTTGATCACGCATTATCTTGCGGTACTTCCCAAATTTCTTGGAATAAAGCACTTTTTCTACGCTTGACATGCGCTGGAGAGCTTGAGCCATGCCAGTACCAGCCATGGAAGCCTCAATACCGCTTTTTGAAAGCATACCAATTATAGCGGCAACCTCTTTAGGAGCGTCTTTTTTGCCTTGGCCAACGATCTTCAGAGATTGAAGCGAAGGGGCGACATATTTGAAAGTCTCAAAAAGCTGGTCTTCAGTTAAGCCGGTTGCGCCTTTTACACGTTGTAAAACATCTACAACTTCAGAGGCTTTGTCGGCGCTAATACCCAAAGACTCGGCAAACTTAGCTACCATAATGGCTGAAGACTGGAAGTCGCGGCCGCAAAGTGTAGCAAATTGCGCTGTCGCTTCACCTAAGCCGCCCAGGATGGTTTTTACGCTGACGCCTTGTTGGCGCAACTCGGTAAACATCTCCATCATGTCTTTAGTGGAGCCAGGCAAAGCTACGCCTAAGCTTTGAGCTTTCTTTTGCAACTCGCGCATTTGCGCCGCAGATTGGGTGGCGTTACCAGTTAAGGTATTAGCTAGCGCAGCTTTAGAAGTATCCAGTTCCATAGCCGCTTTTACAGGATAAGCTGCACCACCAGCAACAGTACCCACCACGCCGGTTAAGGCCGCTCCCATAGTAGTTAGATGGCCTCCCACCTCGCTTAAGGCGTCGCTCAGATCGCCGAACGGCTTTTTCATTTTTTCAACACTGTCTTGAGCATGATTAAACACAGAACTTAAACGATCTGCATTATCGGCAGCTTGTTGTAAATTAGGATGAAGCGTTCCTAAATTAGTGTTGAGATTATTGACGCCGCTAGACATCTTCTCAGAAGCTCTATGAACTTTTAAGGCGGCTTTGGCTAAGATCAACAAAAGAGAGGCAGAAGATCCTATTTTGGGCTCAACTTTAGCTAAGGCTTTATTGAGTTCTTCAAAACTTTTGCCTAAAGCTGGAGTGGTAGTCTTTAACTTCTGGAATACTTTGTTGGTACGCTCTGCCGCTTTATTGACAGCAGGCAACTTTTTAGCCAAAGTAAGTACAGCTTTGCGTATAGACTCAAAACCTACGCCCAAAGGATTGGCGGCGGCAGTGATGTCCTTAAAAGCACTTTCCAACGGAGCGCAAGTGCTTTTAACATTTTCTAAAGCGGTATTGATTTTGTCTAATTTCCCGCTAAGTTCGTCAACTAAGCTAATAGTGACTTTGGTGTTGAGATCTCCGGCCATCTAAGCCGCCTCCTTTCCTAGCTATTTTTTGTCGGGGACAGTGTTGAGCTTTTCCCAAAGTATTAAAGCTTGCTCTGTCCAATAATTGAGCTCATCAACAGTTAGTTCATCGAGCACATTTAATGGCCAGTGCGTTACATACGACAGCATTAAGAATCCTGTGCTGTCGTACTTTGGAAGTTTTTTACTTGAGCTCCCATTATTTCCAAATAGTCGCTAGCAGGCATCTCATCCAGCATATCCATGGTTAATCGTTTGCCATTTACAGTAGTGGAGCGTAAAGCAGCAGCTTCGGATAAATCTACTTGGGAGGCTTTACCTCCGTACATGCTCAAAATAGAGCGCATGTCGATACCATACAATTGGTGAACAACTACCGTACCGCAAGCTAAGTTCAGTGTTTCTAAAGGAACCAACTCTTTTTTCATGATTGTAATCTCCTAACCTAAATTGGCGAAAATAGCAGCAAAGACATCAGAACCGCCGACCGTAAATTTATTGCCCATGACATCGTACTCGTAGACGGTGTTGCCGTTAATGGTCAGTTTGCCGTAATCGGCTTTGAAGGTTGATTCAAACGAAGTAGCTTTGCCTTGTTCGAAAGAGGGATCGGTATTGTCGGAGCATCTTCCGTGAATATCGACAACTACAGGAGCAGAAATAACTGTGCCATCAGTCAAGTAAGTTTCCTGGCTGGCACGAATTTGCAAACGACAGATCGCAAGTGGGTTAAAGAGACAAGGAGCTAAATCGCTGTAGATACTTGTCCACTTAATCTTTACTTCAGGCTGTTCAAAGCCATCGAATAAGTTAAGGTTGGAAAGCAAGCCTAAAGCCTTAAACTCACCAAATTTAGGTTTGGGAGCGGCTAAGCCTGTAACGGTTTCAGCCATACCCAACAGGGCCCCTGAGTTCAAGTACACCTTGGCGTTACTTATCTTGGCGATATTGATACCAGAAAGGTTGAGAACGCTACTGCTGCCTTTATTGCCAATGGCACCTACTATAGCGTTGCCGAGGGCTGTACCTATCATTCCTCCGACGGTGCCAACTGCAGAATTGAGAGTAGAAGAAATTATGCTCATACAAATAACTCCTTAAGTACTGTAGTATTTGTTAGTAAGAACGACTTTGTTAGTAATGCGCTCTAAAGCAGCCGGAGGCGTAAATTCGTAATAGACAACTAAGCGCCCATCAGCCAAACTCTCTGCTGTATTGTCCTCAGAAGAGGCATAGCAAGTACCGCCCATAATTGCCCCTCTGGCTTCCAATTTGCGCAAATAGCTAGCGCCAAGACTGATGATGTCGGAAATAATGGCAGAATTTAAGGGTCTGTCGATAAATTGAGCCATGTTCTGCTCCAACGTGTCCTCAATCATATCGGCTACACGGCGACAAGTAATAAAAGTGGTTATGCCTGAAGTCTCAGGGAAATTGGCTAAGCGGTTGCCATATGACTTATAACCTGTGCCATAATCATTAAGGATGGAAGTTATACCTTTTTCGTTAAGGCGATTAACTTCGCAATTAGGATCGCTATAACGAGAGGTCAACTTTCTTTCTACGCCGGTAATTCCGGAAATAGAGCGATTGGAAGGAGAGAACCAATAGCCATCATCGCGATCAGTTTGAGCAATTAAGCCGGCCATAACAGAACTATAAGGGCACAACTGATCTGCATCGGTTTCCTGATCGTAGCGCTTGACGTGGGGGTACAATAAATAGGCTCTTTCGGAAATCGTTTGCCAGTCAAAAGTGCCTTCTGCACCTCTGGCAGTAATGCAATCGGTGACAGAGGCTCCGACAGGAGCATCAATTAGACAAATAGCGCGTAACTTTTCAGCTATGGTGAGCATAGCTTCACGCACTCCGTTTTGCTCACTCCAGCTAGGGCAGATGAGGATTTTGGGATTAAAACCGTAGAGAGAAAATACGTCTTCCAAAGCTTGTAAACCAGTGCGATCGCCTTGCTCGGAAGTAGATCCAATAATGTCGGCAGCAGTAATGTCTTTTACATTATTGTCTGTTTTTATTGTCTCTACATATTTGTAGCTAGCTTTAACCGAAGTTACTTCTGCCAAAGCGCCTTCGGCAACTTTAGCTACTGCGCCGGTTTCGGCGTCGAAAGTATAGTCGGTGGTCAGTTCGTAAGTAGTTACGCCATCGGTGGAAGCCAATACTAAATCGCTGACTTTTTCTGGATGAACTAAAGTGGCGCTGCCTTCAGTAAAGGTAAGAACTTCATCGGCAACAGTTTTTTCAGTTTCAGAAATTTCTGAAGGTGTGAAAACGTTAACCACCACGATAGTGCCAGCGCCGTGGGCGTGAATTGCGTCGATAGCGGCAGGAATACTGTAGCCGGAAGTGAGGCCATGCTCGGCAAAAGTACCGAACTGGGCGGCGTCTGAAGTGCTATACACTAATGTAGGCTTATTAACTGGGCCCTTAGGGGCTGTGCCTACAAGGCCAATAACAGCGCTTTTTACTTCGGTTATAGTTTCGGTGCCAATCTTAATTTCTTGGGTATCAACACCATGCAAGAAAGCCATTATTCCCTCCGTAAATATTTATTCATAATCTGGATCTTGAGCGGTAAAGTTAGGTAATTGCTGTAAAGCTAAGGTCTTAATATTGAAAGTCTGGATATAAGTCCAAATACCGTCAGTCTCGTCAGAGAATTGCTCGTCGACTTGTTTTACTTGTTCAAGTCCAGGAAGTTTCAGACCTAAAATTGCGTTTCTGATGCGTTCCAAAACATCGTAACAACCGCAATGAGTGCGCAAGTTTCTAGTCAAAGAAACAACCATAAAAGTAAGAGTACGATATTGAGCGGTATAAGCTAAACAATAATCATCACTAAAATTAGACGAATCGTATTTAACAAGTACCGCCCCTACAGGATGGATAAAGTCATAATCGTCAGGTTTATCGGGAAAAGCCTCGACCGATAATTCAGGCAATTCTTCCTGTAATTTGCTTAACAACGCCTCTTCAATTTGCAAAACGTTCATAGGCTAGTATCGCTCCCAAACGTCATCGGAA